CTTTCTTAAGTTCAGTTTTGAATTTATCTAAAGCTGGGTTTAGGTTTCTTGCCGATACTTTAGCTTCTGGAGTAACTAATTTCGTAGCTTCTGCATATAGGCTATCTTTAAACTTCTCAGCTCCCCTGAATCCGTTTTTACCTAATAGAGAGGTTAGAAGCAACGTACCCATTTTCACATTCTGCTGAGTACTTTCTTCGGCCCCAACATGTTCGGCAACTTTAGGAGCGAAGTTTGCTGCAGCTGAAATACCCAAGGTCTTTAGGATAGAGGCAGGGACCTTTCCCTTGATGGGAGCAAACAAACCAGGAAGATCTGATATTATTTCTCCAGCCACTTCTTCTTTAGCACTCTGTGGCTCTAAAGAACCCTTAAAGGTATCTTTAGTAAACTTCCTTAGATCGTTAGATCCAGGGATGTTCCCATACATACCAGTACTTCTAAGCATTTTCTGCGACTCTTCGAATTCGTTAGTCAGATCTTTTCCGGAGATCTTCTCAGCTGCAAACTTCAATATGTTGGCTGGAGCCTTAACAATATCGCCCGGAAGTCCAAGTAACCCTTCTCCGAATCGAGACGCATATTGTAGAGCTTGTCTTCCAAAGCTTGACTTTTGGTCTGGCACTTCTTGTTGAGGCAGCTGTTTTGCAGCTTGAAAAACAGAAGAAGAAGGTTGCGTTTCCATGACTGGATCTGAACTTTCAGCAGGAATGTTGGTGTTCCCCTGCTTTGCAAATTGAAAAATAGAAACCATTATTTATTTCTCATATAAATTTCTTCGCCTACAATTTCATACCCAAGACGTTTAGCCGCTTCAGCCGCTCTCGCTTCATCGCCTTCTGCCTTATCTAAGAATATTTTAGCCTTTTCAATGGTAAGAGGAGTTCCTTTTGGCACTCTCTCTAACTTCATTAAAGTCTTAGGGCCTTGGTATTTCTCATGTAACTGACGAAGGTCATAAGCTAACTCTTTTTGTCTTTGCTCGACAAAAGGCTTAATCATTTTATCAGCTATCACACCTACATCGCCAGGAACATACCCAGTACTTTGTTTGTACTCTTGAGAAACAGTATCTACGGCTTTTAACCATGCTTCATCGGTATCTAACTTAAACTTCATGAACTCAGCAACGCTTAAGTTAGCCTCCGGGCTTCTTCCAATTTCAGGCTGCATCTTTACTAACTGCTGCTCAATCCATTGGTTAGGTCTAGTACCTACACGGTTAAGGTTACCAAGGAAGAATTCCTTTCCTGCTGATAGGAATAAGGCTCCTTTAGGAGAACGTAAAGGCTCAATCCCAGTAGCATTGGCTAGATAATCTAAGTCAAATCCACCAATGTCCCCTTCTTGCACCGCATTAACTAGTGTGTCAAAGCTGTTCCTAAGAGTAGGCATGTTTTTCCTAAGAGCGTCCGCTTCAGCCAGAATAGGGCCCGATCTCTTATATTCAAACTCAGCTAGCTTAAGGTTATGTTTCTTATCATTATCCCTTCTTTGCAGCTCAGTTTTCGCAATATCACCTACACCTTGAGGGATACCTGACATTAGAGCTAATTGCTCATCTTGGATGTTGCTGAAAGAACTTCCAGCTTGTTGCTGCTGTTGTTGTCCAGCTGGGCCAAAAGAAGTTGGAGAAGGACTTTGTTGTTGTCCATTTTGAGAAGGATCTCCAGAATTAGAATAGATATAAGGAGCTAGATAAGGCATAGAAACAGCTGCTCGCTGTGGATCCATATTCTGTGACAAAGAATAGGCCGCATCCATCTTCTGCATAGGGGTAGCTGAAGGGTTTTTCAGCATCTGCATGAGAGCTTCAGACTTTTTATTAACGCCTCTTTGAACTAGTCCCTGTCCAATATCACCACCGGCTTGGGCTAACACTTGCGCTAATTGGCTTCCAAAGTTTGGATCAGATGGTAACATTTGAATTTGCGGCATTATTTCTCCCTCAAGGATCTTTTATTTACGATTAACTGCCTAAAAACTTACCTGCAATTTTCCCACCAGCTTGTGTTCCGCCTAGCAATAGTTGCTGCCAGAATGGGAGTTGTTTTTGTGAGTAAGCAAAAGGGGCTGTATTAAGACCAATTTGAGCAGCTTGTAAACCTTGCTGAAATGGCATTTGAGCGAGATTAGCAGCTTGCCCAGCAGCTCCCATTTGCATCTGAGACTGTTGAGCGGATAGGTTTGTGTTGAGATCGCCTGCGCTTGCCGCAAGTGCTTGATTCAGGGCGCTAGAAGACTTTGCATTGCTCCCTAAAGAATTCAAGAGAGTGGGAACAGTGTTTTGCTGGTAGTTGTTCATCGCTTGTTGTTGAATAGGAGCAAATCCGTTTCCGCCAGGAAGAAACTGTTGAGTAGCATTAACTGCTTGTTGATAGAGTGGGTTTTGCGAAAGGTCCCCACCAGAAGCTAGATTCGATCCAGCGCCGCCCAATAATTGGGATAGGATTGTCTGCTGATCCTGATTAAGAACACTATTTTGTACGTACCCACCGCCTTTAGACTGACCCATATCCCACCCTTTTAATCTAGATTATACTCCATCAAAACATTTTTTGATCTTTTAAACCCCTGTTTAATAAAGAATTTTTCGTTAGTACTTATCCAGAAACATCTAGAAGCCCCAACCTTCTTCTTCAGTTCCTTTAAAAATCCGATAACCTTCGGAAGAACCTTGCCTTTGTGCCAGAATTTCTTACTTATAGAGAAAGTATTAACAAATAATGACCCATCCAGAGCATTTATCTCGCACCACAGAAACCCATGGATCTTCTTCTCTTTATCGATAAGGGCAAAAAGGAAGTTAGCTGGGTTCTCATTTTTAATCTGCATGGTTTGATAAGCATAGAATTGGTCAGCAGAGAATGTTCTCCCTTTGACTAATTCTACCAGTTCAAGTGGGATTAGGCTCGGTACTTTCAATGCCAGGAATTCTAGTTCGTCTAGTTCCTTAAGTACTTCCTCGTAATTTTCCGTCGCTTGAGCTTCCATAATGCCTCCTATTGCGTTCCGATGATACGAATGTTAAAATTGCCAGAAGTACCGGCAACTGAATGTATAATTTGAAAGTTAGTAGCTGTGGTAGAGATTGTCAAGGTTGCTCCTGCCCATACTCCTGAAGATCCTGATTGTGATCCAATGACGTTAACTACTCCAACAGCTGTGGCTGAGTTTTTACATAAACTAGCTGTAATGCAAGGAAGACCGGGTTCAACTCCACTAACGCAGATAATATAAGATCCAAAGTTAGGTATATTTGGGATACTAGCTGGGGTATTGGAGATGGTAGCTGGGAAAAAGGAATAATCCTTAGCATTCATCGCAAAGGCAATGTCTTCATAAATCCTATTAAAGTAAGTGATGAAGAACTCTTTATCCTGAGGAACGATCGTATTAGGAGGTAGAGATGGCCTCTGAATGATTGGGAAACTCACGCTATACTCCTTCCAGCTGTCAGCCTTCCAGAAGGAGACGCCCAAAGGATCATCCCTAGAATCTTAAATGGTTCTGATTGGTGGTTATGGATATTAAACCTCAAGAACTGACCGGTTAGGTTTACAAATATACGCTTAAAGTTGACGTCTGAATTAGTCGGACCATCTAGAGTTAATGTCCTTGTCGTTGCTGGTAACGAGCTATTGTCTGTAAAGAAAGTTAAGTCCAAGGTACAGTCGTTGTTCTTCTCATAGTAAATATCGATGTAACCAAACTGAACCTTCTCTCCAGTTCCAACAAATGGATTTAGCCTTGTGGAGGTGATGGAAGATTCAATAGATTCACCTTCATCAGTATCGTTATCGTTCATCTGATAGACGATACCAGTATGTCCACCGCCTAAAAGAGTAGGAGCTAGATCTTGGAGAAGGTATGAGGTCCACGTGAACTCTGCTTGGTTCCAATTGATCGGATTGGCTCCTGCTGGACTAAATGAATTCCAAGTAGCATCCTTAGTAACGTAATACAGTCCTAAGCATGACAGCGGAAGTTCGAAGGTTGCCCAAGTGTTTTCTAGAAAATTGTACACTAATATTTTATCAGAAATGAGAGCGTCATTTTGCGCGGATGGATATAACATCCATGTCTGGTTTAGTGTATCGAATCTCTGAGAGAAACACTGGGCAAATTTGCTTTGGTTGATGTCCAAAAACTGATCAATGACAGAAACGTCATACCGTTGAACATTAACCCCATCACAAGCAATAAGTCCTTTTGAACCCATAGCTGTGACTTTATCGTCATAATCCACGGTTCCATAAGGAGCGTTTGTGGACTTTGAATTGTTAATCTTATCAAACCGGAAAGGATCAAAGGCAGAACCGGTAAATCTAAAAGTCCATGTAGAGTTTTGGAAAAGGACAATTAACTGGTCTCTTAGGAACTCGGATGACTGGATGATATCTTCAGTAGAAGCAGAGAGCTCTCCCCCATTACCAGTTACATCAGCAACGAGGTTAGTAGGGTTATTAATTGCACTCCATCTAATGCTCTGACCATCCGCGCTCGGAGATCCAACTAGGATTGGCTTTTGAACTAAAAGTCTATTCTTGTAGACGTCGATATCAAGGCATGTCGCTATATCATTAGTGAAGGTTAGTTTATGAGCTTGTGTTATCGGGAATGCAGGCCTAGACAATGCAGTTCCATCGAATAAAGTAATGCGATCGATGTCATTAGTCATATACATATCCCCAAGCCAGTTTATGGCATTGAAGAACCTAGTATTATCGCCAGTGAAGTAATCACCTTGGAGCTCAAACGAAGCTGCAATAGAAATGGTTATCGATGGAGCTGCTGAGAACACAGGAGTAATTACCCCAGTAGTGTAGTTAACCGTCCCTCCAGCTGCAAAGTTACCAGAAGCTGATAAGTTACCTACTCCATCATCTGTAACGGTACTTGTGCCATCGGTGATACTTACTGAGTAAGGAGCTATATTTGTAAACCCGGTAATCAAAGAAAGGGTAGTTGTAGCCCCATCACCTTGCCATATTTGCTGAGAAACTGAACTTAAAGGATCGAATTGTTCAGTACCTTCATTATAGACAGCAGCTCTCCTTGTATCCATAGCTAATAGAAGACGAGTTCCGTTACTATCATCTGCCCATGCCTTTATACCCATGATAGGTCTATTTGAAGCGCTAGGTGTAGTAGTTTCGGTAGGAATATAAGTATAGCTCCCTCGGATAACTACCGCTGCTATAACAGGAGTATTAAAGGTTAGTGCCCAAGCTCCTGTAGTGTAGTTAATAGTACCTGTTCCACCTGCACTTCCAGTTAGAGTTCCATCTCCATTATCTAAGAATGATTCAACTCCATTTGTAGCAGAAAAGGTACCAACACGAATAGGAGATACTGATAGGACGCCGCTATAGCTATCCCCGCCATCGCCTACATCTAATTCAATCCCACTATCTCGGTAAGCTAGTCGCCCAAACTCTGTAAAACCCCTACGCTTTTGGAGTGTTCCACGGTCGATAAAGGCGTTAGAAAGCGGGTCAAAAGCTTCCACCGGACGCACCCAAGGCTGGAGATAGTTAAACAATCCAGTCTTGAACTCAGTAATGGCAAACGGCTGAAAGCTGCTTCTCATTTAGTTTCCTATGGCAAAATATTGCACAGTTATAGGATTTTCTCCGCTAGCATAGCGAATGTAAAAACTAGTCTTTGTAAAACCAGGTCTTAACCATAAACCCCTTGTAGCTTCAACGTTATCTTTAGATCCACAGATATTCACGGTAAAGCAGTTATTTGGAAAGGCTACTGGGAATATGACTTGGGTATTATCCGCAGTGATGAATTGAAAACCCCATTTGAAAATAAGCCCATTTGGCAAGGTCATAGAACCATTACTTTTCGTACCGCCAGTTGTAGCAGTAACTACGCCATCAGTTCCGGGAGTTCCTCCTTTCCAAATAGGTAAACCACCACTTGTAACTTGAGTTGTGTGACCAGCATTTTTAAAGTGTAACTCTTGCTCTGCACTAACTAGATTTGGGTAGACGCTTGATCCTGTTCCGCTAGGACTAGGTATAGGCGAAGGAGGGGCATTGAAGGTTACTTTTTTATGAGCACCATCACCATTTCCAGAACCTGTATTAAAAGCAGCGTGATCTACTCCAAATTGAGTATTCAATTGACTAAAGTTAGCCAGTATTTGACCTTGGCTTGTACTTAAGTTGTCAGTTCCTAAAGGGATATTAGGATTAAAAGTCATATTAAAACCTCGGTACAGATTGTAAGGATTGGTATTGTTCTACAGTTCTTGAAAGGGCTACGTTTTCGAACCTCTTAAAGATTGAGAAGTACTCATTATAAGCTTCAACATCGCCTCGATCAGAGAAGATATCTAATGCAGCTCCATAGGCGATAACTTGTCCCCATTCTTCTTGCATTGGTATATCTGAATCGTTAGAAAGGGATAGTGGTTTTACATATCCTTTCATTCTAATTTGGTACACTTGATCAGGTATAGGACGAAGGGTAAATTCGTTATTAAAGAATAGTACTGCTTGCGGCCGGTTACCTGTGTATCCTTGATACTTAGCATAGATAGTTTGTGTGACTGAAGGAGCTACAGTAAAGGTAACATCATATGCACCAGTTATGTAGTTAATAGACCCGAAACCGCCTCCAGTAAATGAACCTAAGCCATCGTCTTGAAGTACTTGAATCCCATCTGTAATAAAGCATGAACCAGGGATGATTGGAGGATTTTGCAGTCCACCTGTGAAGTTAGTGGTTCCTCCATCACCTACTGATAGATTATTAACGGCATACTGTTGCGGAAAGTCCTGGTAGAACATATCTGCATCTTGATAGAAGATCATCGGGAAACCATCGGCATAAGCCATTGGTTGGTCCGTGAAGAATCCACCAGGGAATTGGTATACGTCTACGCCAGGAAATGCCTTAAAGTCTAAGAAATTGAGCTGAATTTGTTCTTTCAGCTCCATCGGCATCGAAAATACGTAGTAGTTATTGATGTAATTGACTAAATCGTCTTCTGCAAGCTGATCAGTCGAAGGTGTACCAGTGAGGTTCCTTACCTTTGTTTTTATGTCTGATAATGACCACCCCATGGTAACTCCTTACTTAAGCTGCGTTACGTATTTCTTTACATCTAAAGTTGTACTTAACTGAAGTGATATACATCTCAGGCAGTCCGCTATGACCTTTTCTGTATCCATAGCTAGGTACTGAGCAACTTTCTAGATGATCGATAATCTCTAATGGCAACGTGTACTCTTTGCCAGGGAAGAGGATATATTGTTTTAGTGGGTGAGTCTTACTATGAAAATGAAACTCTAAAGGACATCCAACATCGCGTTCATTTACAAATATAATTCGACGCATTTCTGGGATGTAACTAGCTGTTACCAATCCATGTTTCTGGTCAGGTAAGCCTTGTGGTAAACCTTCTGGGTTTTCCTCAAAGATGTTACGCTCGATAACTTCAGAACTTGCGTTGTTAAGTTTGCTTTTAATTCTCGCCATTTTATTCTCCATCAATATCTTATTTGAATACGAGGGATGCATAAAGTTAAGTACTTTTAGCACCCCAAGGCATATTATGCAGTTACTTAGCTAGTAAACGGTGCGTCTAACATAGCAACGTATTCCCAGACATCAGCTGTAGTTACCATCAAGGCTGATCCAAGTGTCAATCCGACAACGCCAGCATTACGAGTGGTTCCACTAATAAGGTTTGCGATACCGCCACTAACATAAGTAGTGAAAGCAACAGAGTTGATGTTAACAGTGAAGTTGTTAGCATCTACAACTGACTGGACTTTACCTGTCAGTGTATTGATCTGTGTCATACCAACTACGTTATGGAATGTTACTGAATCTCCAACTACTAATCCGTGAGCTGTCGATGTTACTTGGGCATTTACAGCCTTTGTAACAGCAGTGACAGTTTTGCTAGTAGCTGTATACTCAGAAGGACTAGATGTTTGAAAAGTAGTCATTCCATTTGAAGCAATTTGAGTTAGCTTGTTGGTTCCATCACCAGCAGAAGTAGTCCAAATATTGGCACTTGCGCTAGCCATGTCGTCATACCACTCAGCAATAACTACTCCGTTAGTTGTAGCAGCGAGTTTTGTTTTATTAACCATGCGGATGTAACTTGGGATAAATCCTAAGTTCAAGTTTTGAGCCGCACCACCAGTCGTAACTGTCAGAGTACCTTTTTTTACAATAGCCATTGGTTCCTCCTTATGACAGTGTTGATGTTAAGCGTGTAATCCAGTTATCGTTCAAGATCCTTGTTGCGAAAGGATACTTGTAACCTACTGTACCGCGTTGGTTTAATGGGTCAGCTGTTCCTGAAGCCCCGAGAGGTTTCACGATAAATTCAGCTTCTTTAGCACCAAGTCTAACCACACCATAAGCCTCTTGACCCATCAAGAATGAGCTGTAGACGTTTGGAGTAGCACCATTGCTATAACCGTTAGTGTTCAACAACCATCGAACGTTACGTGTAGATCCCCATTCTGCTTCGAGAGCATTAGTTGGGTTCGGGTAGTTAGCAGCAGAAATAAAGCTAGAAACAGCTTCAAGATCAGCTTGCAGATCAACCGACATAAATCCCCAGTAAGACGCACGAACTGGCGCTGTACCAAAACGATCTTCCCCAGGAATAGGATTAGTCATCAAACGTGCATTACCTTGTCTTAAAGCAATAACAGCAGTTTGAATATCCGCATCGGTAAGTTCAGTAATTGCGTTACCATTCAATCCGTTAGTACAAGCAATTGTAGACGCTGTAGAAACCATCATGTCTCTGATGAGGGTATCGAGTGTCAATCCGAGTTGTAACGAAAGAACTTTAGTAGCTTCGTTAAGAACGCGGTCTTGTACTGTGTATTGAACTTGGTCACTGATTGTGACGAAAGAACCGTACCATTGGATGTCGGCTTTAAAGTCTGTAACAGACAGTTGATCGCCCATTGGAGTTTGTCCATCGGTGAGTGGTACTGCAGCTGCAGATAATGTTCCATATCTACGGAAAGCCAGTTGGTCTCCGGAGTTAAGTGGTATTTGTCGCTTTTGAGCAAACAAATCGTAAATAAAATAAGGTCTAGCCAAGGCTAAAAGTAGGCGGTCAAAATAAGTGCGTACTTCTGGCGGAAGCTGTGTTGTTCCTGTAATTGCCATAATCTCTTTCTCTGCGGGTTAAACCTAGCTAACGTGCTTGCCGGCCAATTCCATAAATTCCCTATCTGACATAGTAGCGTAGTATTCCGCTTTGCTCAGGGCACCTTGTCCTCCAGCGGAAGAAAGGGTTCCTGGTTTTCTAGCATTCTCAACCATACGTTGAGCTGCTTGAGCAGGAGGAGTTACATGCTGTGGTGCAGATACCGGTTTAGGGGTATTTAGCTGCTGGTACATTTTACCCAATTCATAGGCTGCTAACGCTTTGTTATCGGCTCTTTGAATCAGGCTCGCTAAGTGGGGTTTTTCTTTAATAAGAGGTGTTAGATGTTTTTCCAACACTTCGGCATAGTCGGAATGAGCTTGAGCAACCTGTAGCTCTTCAAGTCTCTCTCTATAGCCAGATTCTCGTTTAGTCCAAGCAGCTTCTATTTCAGCAACTGTTGGAACTTCCGATTTATCCATCCCCTCGAATAGACTATTGCCTTTTTGAGGTTCTCTAGGAGCTTGATGAGCAATATTTGCTCTAAAGAGTTCGATATTCTGTTCGTAAACTCTCTTCTCTGTATCCTTCTCTAACCGAATGCGCTCAATTTCCGCATTTTTCTGCTCTACTTCTTCACGAAGCGCTTTGAAGTTTAGTTCCTGTTTAGAAAGCTGAGGTTCGCTTGCTTGCGCTTGGCTATCCTGGGCTCTTGGCTCCTCTATTACCTCTTGAGCTGCACTTTCTCTTAATGCATCTTTAGAAGGCTCTAGAAACTCCTTATAAACTGGGTACTCTTCGTTAGCTGTTTCTCTCGAATAAGAATTCGACGCGTTACCTTGACTCTCGGCGGCAGAGCCATTCATTTCGCCCGCATAGTTTTGAATATCAATATCTGTTGCCATAATCCCCTTAGCCTGGCGGCGGCCGTTTTACGCCCAATTATTAGGAAACTAACACATTTAACTTCTCGCCTTGAGCCATAACACGAGCAGACGCATCGGATGCTTTATCTGAAAGTAGTCTTGGATCGACGGGTACATCTGGAGGGGCAGATAGCTCGGGAATAAACTCGAACTTTCCTTCCGTGTTACTGACGTACCAAACCAGTAATCCCAACATCGCTGTTGGCCTTGCGTAATAGGCTTTCATCGCCTGTCTGTAAACACCCTTACCTAATCTATCTGAAGCAGGCTTGTCTTGTTTGCAGGCATATACGATATAAAAAGGTCGCTTCTCGCTTTTCATGTTGTTGGCAAACTCTTCGGCTTTTTTCCAAACGTCCCAACCCCATTGCTCTCTGCTTTCACCAATTAACTGTGCCATTTCTTTCTCCTAAGACTATTCTTCTGAAGAGTAGTGCATCATTTGGCTTTGGATCTTTCTTTGATCCGAGCTGCAACCTTTCTTTCCTGCTTGTCCATATGAAATGTCCATTGCTTGGCCTTTGAATTCATCGCAGCCCATCGCACGTTTCAGATGACCAACAGCAGCTTGTTCGGGCTTTTCTACTTCATTTCTGTAGATGCCTTTTGCGCCTTGTTTCATGTTCAACCTCTTTTACTTTTCGGTTTACAGGATAGGTATATTCACTGCTGTGACCTATCGTCATACTATAAACTTTCAATTTTAATTTTACATGGTTCATCAAATTTTTTGTATACAATAAACTCTTTATTTGAGAAAAGGGCATAAACCAAGGGAACGTATGGACTTTAGCAAATACAAATTGAATGATCCGCTTGTAGAACTTCCAAAGATTGAGAACTTCGAGGAGCTTCTGGCTGAGGGAGAGGAGTATGAGGACTTTATCGTCGAAGAGATGGGGAAAAGGAACTGGATACTTCAGATTAGGCGCTCAAGAAGATATCAGTACCGAAAGGGAGAGACGTTGCAGAAGGTAGAAATTAAGTATAATAAGAGAATGTCTGAGACGGGGAACTTATTTATAGAGACAACGCCTGGGGGCATTTATGGTACCAATATTATCTTTGTAACAGGAGACTATCACAAGGCCTTTGTTCTATCTACAAACGAACTACGAAGGGCACATAGGTCTGGGAAGTATAAAGAGGTTAAGTTCCCTAATCCGGGTATCTTATTCCCTCTTAAGGTAGCTGAGTTGATCGCGATAGATACTTACTGTTTTGATAGTACTGATGAATCACTAATGAAGAAAACTTCGTAACTTAAGGAGTTGCGCCGCCAGGACCAACCATATCATATTCAGCTGTACCAGAAGATACAGTGTCGAGCGAACTGCTTGAACCATCAGAAGAGGATGCAAGTCCGCCTGTCCCTTCGTTGTGACTATCAAGCATGTCCGATGAAAGAGGAAAGCCTCCAGAATCTACGATATCAGCTACTGCTCCTATAAAAGAAGAGTCTTCTAAAGATGCTAAATCTGGAGCTCCACTTCCAAAACTATCCGACGATCCATCAGAAGCAGCATATGGAGGAGTGTCTGAACCCATACCAAAATCAGCTGCAGAAGACGAACTGCTTGAATGGCTGTGTGATCCTGAACTATCATATGCCCCTGTTGAGGAGGCATATGTAGTATCGCTATCATAATCATAGGTAGAATAGTCATAGTCAAACCAACTATCTAACATTCCTAAGTCATTATCTGTAACCGGCTGTTCTTTAGAATCGGATGAACCAAACAGCCAATCCCACCAGCTTCTTTCTTCTTGAACTGGTACTTCTGTGTCCGGAACGTCAGGAAATACTGGATCAACTACTGGAGGTAACACTGGCTCTGGAACATATTCAGGAACTGGTTTAATAACTTCAGGCTTTACAATAGCATAAGGCCTAACATCATGGATCACTCCAATACTTCTTTTTACCTTAGAGTTATGGATGCAAGGGAAGATACCGAAAACAGGAATGGTTAAGCCGAACCTAACATGATCGCCGTGACGAGCATTTCTTCCTACACTTACTCTGAAACATCCACTACGAGAAGGGATAGATAAGTGACCAACAGCGCCAAATTGATTTGTGCTAATGTTATATGAAGGCTCTACTCCTACATCTACATAAGGAAGTTTGTAGAACATATGCGCATCTAGATGATGAATCGCTTTAACTACATTTTCTCCAACTATAGTAGGCTTGCTTAAAGGCAGAGAATAGTTAACAGTGACATTCCACTTAGGATGTATATACTCTACAGTAGGTCCAAATTGGAAGTGGTGGGATTTAGATAGATATGTATAATCCCCAAATAAATGGGCTCCAGCTACACTCTTACCTATGTCTTTTCTAACTCCAAGACCAAGTCCTGTAGACAAGGCTCCAGTTCTTGCCGCATTGATTCTTGGATTGAGAAAATAGTGTGAACCATCACTCGATTTAATGACCTGATGATCAATAGACAGCTCAGGTCCCTTTACTTCATTACTTACTCCCAGAAAAGGAATAACTTCAACATTGTGCTCTACACCCAACACAGATAAAGATGCGAGGGTATTAAAAATGAAAGCTTTCATTGGTCCTCCTAACGTAGCTAACTTTATTTGTTACTGCACTGAAGGCTGTACATGAGATTCAGAAGCGATAACTTTCTCTTCCTGCTCCTGCTTTCCTTCCAATGCTTTTAGTAAATGAATTTTTTGCGCTAAGTTATTTAGGTCCATCCCTTCAAGCTCTTTGACGGCTTTGATTAGATTTAAGACACCTGCAGTTCTATCTTCTTCGGCTCTGCTAATTCTTTCTGCACTCAATGCGGCATCTAGTTGGATTTTATTGAGCCTTTCCGCTGCAAGCGCTTGATCAGCTTCTGATTTGGACACAGCGACTTGGTTAGCGATGGCGAGTTCTTGCATTTGCAGTTGCGTTTGCTGTTGCTGTTGCTGTTGGACCGCTTTCGCCTGCTGTTCCATAACATCTGTGAGCTCTTTTTTGTCACGTAAGTTAGAGTTCTTGATAAGAAGGACGTCACCTTCTGGTGGCAATACTCCCATGCCTTTAAGAGCTGCAAGCTGAACGAATTGAGCTTGTTTTTGAGTATCTGTAAGTACACCTTCTTCAACAACAACATCATATTTAGCAAAAGATCCACTGTAAAACTCCGGAGTTGGGTCCTTTTTAGTGATCATTCGGATCTTCTCGGGAGTGTAGTTTTTCTGAATTAGCTTCAAAGTCTTTTTACCTAAAAGCTTTTGAGACTCTCTTAAGTTATCGAATAGATCCTGAAGGTTAACTAATCCTGCAGACTGTCTCATCTTGGACAAGATACCAGCAGTTTCAACCTTATCGTTATCAGCCATTCCGAATAGTTCAGAGTTAACACCGGCAATTTCCATGATGTCTTTCTCGAACTCTTGCTCGAGTTGGAACATAGATGGAGGAATTTCTGGAGCTTGGATACGCTGGATATCAGTCATCTGAGCTTCTGGTCTAAGGAAGATAACCTGACCATTACCGGACTTAAATAGAGAGGCGTTATTAGTTACCGCTCCAGTCTTAGCTATCCATCCAGAGTTAAGCTGAGCATCGATGATATCAACCATCTTAGAACGTCTTTTGTTAAGCTCCGTTTGTGGATCACGAACAAGGCGGACTAGCGATTGGATCTTCCAATTATATAGATCGTAAGAAGGCTCGAAAATACAAGTGAATGGAACAAAAGGATAGTCATCAAGTCCATAAGGATCTGTTCCATAGTATAGTAGTTTCCCCTCAACAATAACCCCAAGATCAACCTGGCGTACTGGTTTCTTCATTACTTCCATCTGAGGATAAGCTTCACGGTATATCCTTAGACGAGCTCTATCTCCCTTCCAAACCTGAGACTCACCTGTCTCCATGTCAACGAGAACTTCTTTAGTTTCCCATTTAGCTTTCCAGTATTCATTGTAGTTTAGTAGCTTCTGTAGACCACCAGACTGTCTTGCATAAGGAAGGTAGGAGAACTTATCATCTCTAGTTC